GGACGAGGGTACTTTAACAACTACTAAAGGAGGATTTATGATTAGTAAGTTACTTTTTATAAAAGACTGGGCGATGAATCTTGATAAGAAAAAAAAGATCATTGCAGCAGCCATTGTAATCATAATTATTATTGCACTGGTAAAATAATGGAACCACGTAATTCAACAGAATTAATCGTTATCCATTGTGCGGCAACAAAAGCTTCTATGGATGTGGATGCAGCAACCATAAGAGATTGGCATGTCAATGGCAATGGATGGCGAGATATAGGCTATCACAAAGTAATAAAACGTTCAGGAGAAGTTGAAGATGGACGAGATATTCGTGATTCAGGCGCACATGCTGCTGGCTATAATCATAAAAGCATAGGTATTTGTCTCGTAGGAGGCATGGCTGATGATAATTCTGCTGAAAATAATTTTACAGATCAACAGTGGACAGCATTATTGACTTTAGTCAAAGAAATAAAAGACCAATATCCAGATGCTGATGTTATTGGTCATAATGAAATAAGTGAAAAAGAATGTCCGTCATTTGACGTTCAAGAATGGAAAAAGGATAATTTATAATGGGACCACTACTATCAATACTACCTACTGTACTTAAAACAGGTGCTAGTGTTTTTGCTAATAAACAAAAAGCAAAAATACTCATGTCGGATGCTGCTTTATTGCATGCACAGAAGATGGCCTCCGGAGAAGTGGAGTACCAGGCCGCTGTTAGACAATCAAACGACAAAGGATGGAAAGACGAGTTCGTGCTTTTGCTCGTAAGTGCCCCTGTGATTTTATTGATATGGTCAGTATTTTCTGACGATCCAGAAATACAAGCAAAGCTACATATGTTTTTTGAGCAATTTAACAATCTGCCTTTTTGGTACCAGACGCTATTTGTAGGGGTCGTCGCTAGTATATACGGCCTCAAGGGAGCCGATATTTTCAAAGGTAAAAAATGACAATGACTTGGGTCATAACTGCTATGCTACTTTATCATGGTGTAGAAAAACCTATAATTACTGATTATTTAGTTAAATCGTTTGACACAAAATTTGATTGTTTGGATTACGTTTGGGATAATAAAGTTGATATGGTAGATGGTTTATTAGAAGTACATAGAGAAGTAGACGGTGTTAAATTAAGAACGTTTGCTTTTTATTGTGAAAACAGATTTTTAGAATTAGAGGAAGTATGATGGACTTTTCTGGTTTGGGTATTTATTTTTTTTATGTAGCAATTATTTTATTTGTTTATGAAACTCTCTGAAGACACGACCATCTCTTTACCATTTAAAAACCTTTTGGCTATCCTGGCAGCCGTGGCGATTGGCACGACCTCTTATTTCACAGTGGTTGAACGCTTAAATAGTATCGAAACTACATTACAACTTATGGAAAAAGATTTAGAAGCTGCTAATAACTTTATTGATTCAGTGCCCAAAGGCGGCATGGTCAGTCCACAAGTCCAAGAGCTCTACATGTTGGTGGAATACCTGGGTGAGAATGTAGATAAACTAAAAGAACAGATGGAGTCAGAGATTCCTATGATACTTAAGAACGATATGGTCATACAGTTTCATGAAGAGAGACTAATAGATTTAGAGGCTAAACAAAATGGAAACCATTAAAATTGTATTTGCAATACTCATGATACAGAACGGTTCTACAGTAGAGATGGTGCCGACTGACGGACTTAGCGACTGTTTGAAACAGAAACGAATTATCTCTCGTAATATAGGAGAGGGGCAAGAAGGAATATACATGAACTGCCGCGAGGTAGAGGCTATAGTCTTTGAAGACATGGGCCGACTTAAGATTAAAAAGATCATAGAATAACGCCTTGACTAAGAGTCATATCTAAGTAAATTATAACATAACACACAAGCAGTTCGGGGGGATTATGCTTAAAGGTATTTCAATACTAGTTATTGTATTAGTTGGATTTTTATGGATGTTTGGTTCTTTGATGGACTCTGCAATGGCAGACGTTACAGGCGCTGGCGCAACAACCAACACGCAATCTACATCAGGATCATCAGCTAGTAATACAGCAATCACAGGTGGTTACCACAGTGAGGCTACAACAAACTATCAAGATGGTTCATCATCTAACACAACCACAAACAACAGCACTACAAACAATAATAACTCTTACACAGGAGATCAACGAACTGTACCGTCTGCATCTGCTCCCGGAATCTCTGCGATGTCACAAGACCTTTGTACTGTTGGAGTTGGTATGGGTTTACAAAAACCTTTAATAGGTGGCAGCATTGGCATAACAAAACGTGATATGAATTGTGAACGTATGAAATTATCTAAACTCCTTTTTGATTTTAATATGAAAGTTGCGGCTGTATCTATACTTTGTCAAGACAACAGAGTTTTTTCTGCTATGGCACATGCCGGAACTCCTTGTCCTTTTAACGGTAAAATTGGAGATTCTGCGCTAGAAGAATGGAACAAATATGATCAACAAAGACCTGACTATGAAGAGTATACGAAAGCTCTACGATACATGGAAAAAGTTGATAAAAAAATTACAGAGGAATTAGATGAAGATAAAAAATATATTGTGGACAGCGACGGCAATCCTACTAACATCCCAGCTAACTAACGCAAACGACATAGTAGTTATACCCGATACACCCAATGTAGGAGACACAACAACCATCACTACTGTCACGTCAGGTAATTCTGTTACAACAGATAATTTAGTGTCTCAAGATTGGGTTGATGGTAGTTGGGTAGGCACAATGTTTCCAGATTCATCAGATATTAATGAAAATATCTATCTTACAGGAAAAGACGGTGCATATGCAGAGACTACTATAAACTCACAAGATCATTTAACATTAGAAGAATTAAAATTAGGTTTTAGTTCTGATTTTAACGCTGACATAAGATGGTGGAATCCAACTGAATCAACAGTCACGATGTATCAAATAGCATCTAATGGTGTTGACACCACAACACAAAGCACAACATTTGAAGACACAACAAATCACAACTATCAGTTTAATAATTACGGCAACACTTTGATCATGAACGCTGACCCAGACATGACACACGGTACACTTACAGCAGGTTTTAGTTTTGATATACAAGGTAATAAAAAATACAACGGCGGTCATGCAGGTGTAGATGTAAAGGACCCAACACTAACTGTAGACTACACTGCGTTGTCATCAACAACTGTAACAACAGTTGAATATTGTTGGCAAAAGAACCCACCTACATGTCCTGGACAAGACGAGATAGATATTGTTGAAGACATAATAGACGACATCGATACTATTATTTATGAAATACCTGACGATTTCTTTGAACCAGAGCCTATTCCAATAGATATTGAATACTCATTCAATCCTGATTTGTTTGAGGAAGAAGAATTTGATATACAAGATGATTACATGATAGCTGATGAATTTTTTTTTGAAGACGATTACTATCAAGATGACTTTTACGAAGACATTGAATTGGCATACGTTCCTGAAACAAGTATCGACATGGATATGGACATAGAAGTTTTTGATGCATTACCAGAACTAGAAATGTACGAAGATCTGCCTCCGGTAGAGGAGGTGTTTATGGAAGATATAGTTATGGAAGAGGAAATGTTTGTAGAAGAATTTACAGAAGAAATGCAAGACGAGTTTATAGAAGAAGTGTATGAAGAGTTCGTAATAGAAACAGAACCTGAACCAATGCCTGAACCAGAGCCGGAGCCAGTAGAAGAGGTGGCCATGGTAGAGGAAGAAATTATAGAAGAAGAACCAATCGAACAGGAGATTGTTGATGAACAAATTGAAGAGCAACCCAGTAGCGAAGAAGTTGTTGCAGACGAACCAGAATCGACAACAGAAGTTGCCGAACAAGAAGAGGCAATCGAGGAGCCAATTGAAGCAGAGCCTACTAAAGTTGCAGAAACAACAGAGCCAGAATCTAGTGAACCAGTGGAAGTTGATCTAGATATTAAGGTCGCTGCTATAGAAAAAGCTATACAAGCTAAAGTATCTAATGAGATGCAAAGAGTTAGTTTAACACTCGATGTAATTAATGAAATTGTGTCTCGTGAGATGACAGCCAATCAAGCTGATATTTCTAGTTATTTTGACACAAATGCTGCGTTGTTTGACACTCGTCAATTACCCGGTGGTGACCCTATGTTTTTTATGCAGGCTAGTCTAGACAGCTATAATAAAACAATATATGCTAGACAGTTAAATATTGTTGGTACAGATCCCGTTGTAAAATACGAAAAAAAGATGCTGAATGCCAGACAAAAAACAGGTGAAGCCTACTTGAAATTAAAGGAGTTATTGAATGCCAGATCTAGTTAATAAACTCAGTACATATGCAGCGCTTTTAGGAGTCATTGGTGCCATTGGTGGAGGTTTTATGGCCTGGGGTGAGTTTAATAATCGTATAGCACAATTAGAAAATAAAGAATTTGTTGTTAATGAGACTGTAGATTTATCAGATATTAATCAAAAGATAGAAAATCTTATTAAAGAAATAGAGACATTAAAAGGTGATATTAAAATAAATGATGCTAAAATAGATTTTGTAGATGCTAAACTAAATGAATTAAAAGTAGAACAATCTAATCCGCTTGGAGGTTAAATGGCGTACGCAAGAGGCAAATACGCAAAAGCGATCTCTGATCGAAGTGGGGTTGCATTCCCCTATAAAGAAATGGTAAAAGAATGGAATGGTTCTTTAGTTCACAGAACTGAGTATGAAGAAAAACATCCTCAATTAGAACCTAAACGAGTTCGTTCTGATAAAATATCATTGTTAGATGCTCGCCCCCAAGAACAACATGTAGTGTTTGTATCTATTGGACGTGGAGCAGAAACTGTTTTTTCTTCCGAGACGATGCAGCCAGCAACTGTTGCACAAGACATAACAGCTTTATTTAAGATTGGAACAGTAACAGTATCATGACCACATTTACAATATTAAAACAAGATTTAATTGATTTAACAGAAGATAACAGTTCAGCGTTTGCAACTGAAAGTCTGCAGTTTATAGCTACGGCTGAATTAAGATTATCTAGAGAACTACAAAATTGTCCAGGTTTACAAAAACACGTAACATCAACTTTAACCGCTAGTGATCCGTTTATTACAAAACCAACTGATTTTGTAAGCATGATATCATTTCAAGTGTTATCATCTGCCGCTGCAAGAAATGCTTTAGAGTATAGAGATGTTAGTTACATAAACGAGTATTGGCCTACTAGAACAAGTACCGGTACTCCAAAATATTATGCTGATTGGGACGATAATTTTATTTTAATTGCGCCTACTCCAAGCGCTGCATTAACTATTGAAATGAATTACAGAAGAAGATTCGATGCTCTTGATAGTGATACAGCTACAAATTGGTTAACAGAGCATGCTTATGACGCACTACTTTACGGTTCTTTAATTGAAGCAGCTGTTTATAATAAAAATCCACAACAACAACAAGTGTATCAACAAAGATATGTTGACGCAGTACAATCTGTTAATGCAGAGCTTGCGTTGAAACGTGGCGATAACTTTACTAGGTAGTTATGGTTTTAAAAATAGAAGATAGAGTCAGAGAAACTACAACCACGACAGGAACTGGTACGTACAGTTTAGGCGGAGCAGTAGCTGGCTTTCAATCTTTTGTTACAGCAATTGGTGATGGTAATACTACTTACTATGCAGTTGTTAATCGTAGTGCGGATGAATGGGAACTTGGTATTGGTACAGTAGCTGACGCAACACCAGATACTTTAGCTCGTACTACAGTTGTCTCAAGTTCTAACAGTGATAACGCAGTTAGTTTTAGTGCAGGAACAAAAGATGTTTTTGTAACTTTACCTTCTAGTAAATCAACTTTCATAAATGGTAGCAATAGTCTTGTAATAGGCAACGGTGCGGCAGGCGTTGACTATAGTCTTACGTTCGATGGTGAGAGCAACGATGGTGTTATAACTTGGAAAGAAGATGAAGATTATTTTGAGTTTTCAGATGACATCTTAATGAATGGCACTGAAAAAATTCAATTTGGTGATACAGCATCTTTTATACAACAATCATCTGATGGCACTTTACGTATAGATGGCGAAGCAATTATTGATTTAAATGCTAGCACAAGAGTTGATGTGTCTGGAGATCTAAAAGTTGGTGGTGAAGTACAGACAACAAATATTGGTTTTACAGATGGTGACAATGCTATTGTTATTGCAGATGGTGGCGGAGTTACTCTTAGTACAAGTTTAACATTAGCAAGTGGATCAACTGTTACTTCTATAAAAGATGAAGATAACATGGCAAGTGACTCAGCAACAGCACTAGCTACACAACAATCAATTAAAGCATTTGTTGC